TTTGGCATTGGCAAAGCTACCGCAACTGCTGCTAGATACGGTGCTTTATGGAACAAGTTTGGTACAACTAAGAAAGATGCAAACGGTAACGTAGTAACTGAATGGGGTCAGCCGTCTATTAACGACTCTAGCTATGTAAACAAACATCCAAACCTAGCGTACAGAAAAGTATTAAAAGACGCTTGGAACTTTGCTAACGACAAAGACATATTTATGTCTACCTACGCAGGGGATATGACGGCAATGTCTGCAATACCTACTGCTCGCTATCAAGGTGTGGTCAGTAGGGGTACTCGGTTTGTGTTTGATTTAATGGGTGGTGCGTTCCATCACGCTGAGCGTATTTCCCGTGAGATTATGTTTATGTCCAGCTTTGAGTTGGCTTATGCAGACTACAAAGGAAAAGGTTTAGACGACAAGGCTGCATTTGATGCGGCTACTGAAAAAGCTCTAAAGTTAACTTACGATGCTTTGTTTAACTACACTCAATACAACAAACCGCCCCCAATGAAGAGCGCTGCTGGACGCCTTGCATTCCAGTTCTTGACTTATCCGTTACAGATGACATCGTACTTAATACGTAACTTCTATGGCATGCTGCCATTCTTGAATAAAGAAGAAAAGAAAGAAGCGGCTATTAAGTTCTTTGGCACCCTTGGCATGACTGGTTTATTTGCTGGTGTTACAGGATTCCCCTTGTACAGCCTTATTATGGGCATGACAGACGGTATGCGTGAATTGTTGCGTGATGACGAAGATGAAGACTACGACGAAGATGATGAGGGCAACCCTCTCGGTAGACGCAGCACAGACTTGTGGTTTAGAAACTGGCTTATACCTAACTATTTTGGTCCTGACAGCAGTTTGGCTAGCTTCTTTAATTTAACTGAAGAGCAAGCTGCAAAATTGGCTCGTGGTGTTGAGATGGGGTTAATATCTTCATATACAGACTTAAACGTTGGTGGTTCTACTTCTTTAGATGGCTTATGGTTTAGAAGCGATACTCCTGGAGATACTTCTCGAGAGGCGTTCCAAAACTTTGTATTTGGTTTTACTGGGCCTATTGGTAGTGTGGGCTTAAACATTGCAGGTGCTTTTGACGATTTTAATAGGGGTGATATAAACAGAGGATTTGAAAAACTTTCTCCAGCATGGCTTAAAGGTGGTTTAACTGCAATAAGGCTAAAGAGCGAAGGTGCAACTACTACTAAGGGTGATGAAATTATGAACCCTGAGTTCTATACAACAGGTAAATTGCTTGCACAGACTTTAGGATTTGGTAGCACTGAAGTAGCCCAAGTACAAAAAGCCAACTTTATGGCTAAGAAAATAGTTACCGAAATTAATAAAGAAAAAGCAACTTTATTAAATCGTTTAGATGCTGCAGTGCGCAGAGATGACGACGATGAGATTGACGAAATGCTAGAAAAAATAGATAAGTTCAATACTAAGAATGCAATGTTGGCAATCAACGGCAGAACAATTAGTAAGTCATTGCAGTCTCGTGCCGAACGTCGTGGCAAAGCATATCAAGGCTTGTCTGTATCAGATAAAGAAGCCCCCTTTGTATACCCATTAGTAGAAGGCACTCGTTCTCCTGAGTACAAAAAATAAAAAACCCCCGCACTAGGCGGGGGCAAAGGATGTGGAAGGAGCTAACTTCCGAGGAGAAACAGACGAGCTGTTCTGTGCTCGAGTATAGTTAAATTCTCCAGATACGTAAACCTTTTACTCCTTCATTAATAACGGTCTTAAACACAACCTCTATTTTTAATCTTTTTGTAACACGCAGGATGTCTTTCTTGGCGGCATCAGGATCAAGGCAAGGTATGAAGATTGAATACCCTACCTTAAAGTTCCTCCAATTGACGTTGTAACTAATCTTCTCTACTAGCATGCTCGATAATCGGTGCTACAACCGCATCCATATCAATAAAGTCAGGTACAGAGCAGTCAAAGAACAATGCATGAACTCCAGGAGATGTAACACGCATACCCTTAGACATCTGCTTGGTATCGGCTTTTACGTAGATACCACGGGCTTTTAACTCATTAAGTGTCTCTTTGTATGGGGCTTGTGATTCCACACAGTCTTTCTTAAAGTCCTTGGCTACGATATACATCATCTTAGTATCAGGTTCATAGCGTATCTTTAAATCAGCCCGTGGCTCTTGTACAGGCACTGAGTGCATATTGGTACGTTTATCCACCTCGTTGTTTACAACCAACATGCTTTGTATGTTACGGTTAAGGTAGTCACCAATAATAGCTGCAGCGTTATTAGCTGGAGGTGCAATATCTTGCCGTACTGTAGTTAGCATCTGCATAGCCCATGTATATATGGCTTTCATATCGTAGTCATGCAACCCAAGCATACGAGCAACCAAACCGCCTGTTATGTTACAAGCAATAAGCGCAGACCAGAAACGTTCTTTGGAAGTCAGACGCATTTCTTTATCAATCTTGGCTTGAATTGCCAACAAGTTACTGACTGTGTCTTCTAAATTACCCAGTAGATAGGTGCAGTAGATGTCGCCAGCATGCCCGTAGTTTTCTTTTAGTTGATGGTCAAACATTGCCTTGGCTACGTGCACAGGGATAATATTGCTTGGATGTATCTGATACTCTAATAGGCGCATGCTCTCACCATCCGGGCTGTTCTTGTGTACCCCAAGTTTCTCGTAGAAGCTAGCGTTTGAACTTGCCAAGGATATCGTCTGCCAAGTGGTATTGTTAACACGCAACTCGTTCTTATCCGATTTAGACCTGTTAGCTCCACGACCTTGGGACATGCTATAAGCCAGCGTAGAGAACTCGGCAGGGCTAATGTTGGTAATCTCGTCAATCGTAAAGGGCAGGTTGTTCATAATCCCTAGATGCAACATCTTGGCGGCTAGGGTGTCTTTCCATATTGCAGCTAATCTGTCGGGGTGTCCGTACACGCTATTGCACATATACAACGCAGTAGATTTACCCGTGCCTGACTCTTTGTGAATAAGATTTATGATTGCTCCGCTATGACCAGTAAATTTAAGAAGCGGCGCGCCAAACGCAGTAAGCGCAGCAAATGCATGGGGTTCTAATCCTGGAGCACCATACAAGTTAAATACTTCTTTCCATTTCTCTAGTGTGCCTTTGGGATGCATAACGTCCGCAAACGATCTAGTATTTGCAGAGGGTGGGCTATGGAATGTACCGTCTTTGCTAATCTCTCTATCACCAATAATAAATTTGCTGTTCTTATCTGCCCAGCCAAATTGTGTCCTCATAAGTTCTGCCTTTCCTTTGTACTGCAATTCTTTAATAAATGACATTAAGAATGCCATTAGTTGATCCATTTGCTTTGGCATCCCTGCGACACCTTTTGTTGACAACGCTTCACGTAATCTTTCTTTTACTGCCACGGTAGACAGTGGAATCGTAAACTCCCGTACGTCGTCTTTAGGTAGGTGCAACCGCATTAATACAAGCTCGCCAACCGCAGGGTCAGGATCATGCATCCGCTTTACAATATATAAGTCGTGCTCATACACGCAGATTGGTTCTGATTCCTCTTCGTCTTTGATTGTTATATAGATGCCACCGTTCTTCCCACGGAAATACGGAAATGGGTAAGAGGGTATCTTGTACGTCACAGCGTCATCTAATGCCTGCGTCTCGTGCACTTCGGTTTCTTCTGCCTTTACTATTTCTCTACCTAGGGCAATAGGTGAACCAATACGTCCTTTCCACTGGCAACCATCACAACCGCCCGGATTATTTTTTTCAAACGTACTGCAACGCTGAGCAAACGCTGTATGACTAGCTTTATCTTCTGTATCTTCGGGAGAATAACTAGGATGTTTTTCTGAAATTTTATGGATTGCCTTATCTCTGTCTACACAACGATGAGCAATAGATAGTGCATTGAACCACATAGGTTCAGATACAGATTCTTGGTTCTGGTATTGATACAACAACTGTGCACAACCTTCATTGTTGGCACTGCGAATCATAATCTTGCTAAACCGAGATACGGTATTAGCAGCCATAGCTTTTTGTAACTCACTTAGTTCTTTAGGTGCAATAGGCTTTTTAGGCGCTTCTTTTACACCAAGTAAGTTCTTAAATGTTTCGTACTCAACATCTGGCGCATCACAGATTATTTCTACTGGCTTAGGTGGATTATCTTTAAAGTTCAATGTGCCAGGAACTCTAAGCACCCTAGCTATTTCAAATACACTTGCATCGACATAAAGGTTATGCAATACACATAGTTCATTCAAACGATTAGCAACTGGCTCCCACTCTTCCCTACTAACAGGGTTAACAAGGGGCCAATACGCATGGATGCCCCTACCTGAGTTAACAAGTAAAGGCTTTGGTAATCCGATTAATTTGCAGAAGTCTTTTAGTGCTTGTAAACCTGTTGCTTGGTCTATGTAGCCATCAGGGCGATTTGTCTTTGGGTTTAATTCTGCTTTTGCTTCACCGCAATCTAAGTCAAGCCAAAATGCTTTGAGGTCTTTTACGTTCTCTTTTTTACGATTTAGGTTTGTCTCAAACTTAGCAACACCAAAATACACATCTCTGCCCTTGGACAGAAAATCTTCTACGTGCTTATCAAATTCTTCTCGTGTTTGAACAAGCTCTTGTATAGCAGACTTACCCTTTAAGCCGAGCACGGTAAGCCACCCATTGGGGCTTTGCACTCTGTTTAGTAGGTCTATATTTGCCATTCTCGTCTCGTTGTTAGGGGAAAAAAGGGGGGACTAATCCCCCCTCACCTTCCGGTGATGCTCTTTATTACTTAAGTTTTGATTCTTTAATGTGCTTAGTTAAACTATTCAGTAACTTAGTTACGTTCTTGGCATAGCGTTTATCGGGTTCATACGAACCCACAAACCAGTTGTATATCGTTTGCCTGCTAACCCCAATAGTGGTTGCTACATCTGCAACTGATATACCTAGTTTTATAGCCGCTTTACCAAGAGCAACACCAAGCTTACTGCTATCAGCCTGTTTATTAAGCTGAATAGTTTTAGCACTATAGCCGTAGCTCATTATTAGTTATCCGACCAAGCGTTAACTACATCTGCTAACTTTGCTTTAGGTGCAGCAGGGGGCACTTCAGCTTTCTTGGTTCGTTTAACAACAGGCTCATCGGGCTCAGCTTCAGATTCAAAAGCTGGTTTAGCTGCTACTGGTGGTAGCTTTACAACGCCATCTTGCTGAGCAACAGTTAACTGAATAACTCTCTTGGACTCTTGAGTAGCTTGTGCTGCTTCTACAACATCAATCTCTTCATCGGTTAAATGACGCACTGGGGTGAACTTCAGCACATCAGCCGTCTCGTTCTCATCAAATGCAATCTGAGTAATGATGCGATCAATGCTCTCGCCGTTAGCTGGCAGGAACTTGATGTAGCTTTCAAACGGATGCGTATTACCAACACCCTTACCAAACAAAGACTTGGCAGGAATATTAAATTGGTAAATATCGCCACTCATATCGTTCTCAAGCAACACAGCAATACGACGATTAAAACGGCATGCACGACCTTTGCCGTTGGTGCCTGAACCATCAATATTCTGTGGGCAAGTAGCACAGCTTGCGGACTGTGGGTTTGCAGCTTTGGCATCAGGTACATCGCCTTGATTAGACCAGCAATCAGGCAGAGTTGGGGCGGCATCAGGATCAAACGCAGTAGCGTAGAACTGACGGGATACCTTTGGCAATGCGTTAATAACGATTACATTTAAGAAACCATCCTTAACTTTACCTGCTTCTTTGCCGTTCACAATGCGACGGAATACGCCTTTGGACATGGTGATACGACGGCTAGTAGAACCGCCACCGCTATCCGCTAGGGCTTTAGATAATTCGCTAACCTCACGGTTAGTTGCTACTGAGTTTTGCTGCTGAAAAATAGAAATATTACTCATGTTTTGCTCCTTCTAACAACCACGGTGTATTTACTGTCCGCTTGTAAACCAGCAGGTAACAGATTCGGATTCTCTTCGAGAAACTGCTTGAGGTTAGTTTGATGTATCCTCTTCTCGAGCAGGGGGTAGGCATCATGTTCTTGTATGAACTGATACATAGAATCCCAATCAGTCGTCCAGTACCGTGTATCCACTTTACGAATAATTGTCCCTGCTGGTGTTTTAATGCTATCGGCATTGTTTTCACGACATACGTCTAGCATCTTTTCTGCGAGCAAGTCCTGTTGAGCTTTTAACTCTTCGTCTTGTTGCTCGTACAACTCTTTAATCTCAGCTCGCTTGTCTCTAATTTTGATATAAATCTCGGCAAGCTTGTCTGTTTGTACATCTTCCATTTTTAGCTCCTTCTAACTACGAACCACTAGTATACCAATGACTTTGACAATGTCAAGCTATTTCTTCAATTTCTTGTCTGTACAAGTCAATTATTTTTGTGTGGCTATCTATATTATTTTGTAACATTTTGTAAAGCCTAGCTTCTACTTCGCTTCCTTTGATATGCACAATGGTCATGGGGTTCTTTTGCCCCGGGCGGTTAATACGTGCATTGGCTTGCAAGTATGTTTCTACGCTGGTCACAGGAGCATACCAAATGATTACATTAGCAGCAGTTAGTGTTAACCCGTGAGACGCTGCTTGAGGTTGGATTATCAAGACTCTAATGTTATCTGTCTCTTGGAAGTCTTTGATTATCTCGTGCCGTTTGTTTACAGGCACTTGCCCGTTGATGATTCCGCAGGTGATATTAGCTCCGGTAAGATGTTTGTTTAGCAGTTCTATAGTATGTGTAAACGGAACAAACACCAGGACCTTGTGTGAAGCTTCGTTAATAACCTCCTCAATAACACGTAGGCGGTTGGACACGTCAAACTCTATGACTTCTCTAGTATCGGTATAGACCGCACCGCCAGAAATTTGCAATAGCTTGTTAATGTTAGTAGCCGCATTTACCGAAGTAACCTGCTCTCCATCTGCGTGTATCAGCATTTGTTTCTTGAGCAATTTGTAATACTTAATTTGCTGGGGGGTAAGGGGTGCATCTCGTTCTACAAAGGTTACGTCAGGTAAGTCTAGGCATTGATCCTTCTCAAACCGAATAGCAGGTTGTAACACTTTATGCACGATAGACTGAGCTTGAGGTTTTGGTATCCAACGATAGGTGCCGACCTTATACATAACTTGGTCACGGAACTGCCCATAGAACTTAGGAGTGTTATTAGGATTAATAAGTTTAGCTAGGCCAAATGCGTCTACAGGAGATTGTGCTGCTGGAGTACCAGTAAGCATCCACATGCCCTTAACTTGGGCAGCTATATCTCTGAGGGTTTTCCAACGGGTTGTCTGTGCATTTTTATAGGCACTTGCTTCGTCTACAACAATTAAATCAAACCCACCTTTTAAAACTTCTTCTTTGACGATGTCTACTCCATCAAAGTTAATGATGACAAACTCAGCGTTGTTAGCAAGTATTTTCTTGCGTTGCACTGGGCTACCATAAGCTATATCGCATGTGCGGTGAATTGCAAATTTAAATAAATCCTGTTGCCATGCTGACTTCATAATAGATAAAGGGCAAATCACAAGCACACGACGGATGACACCTAGGTTCAATAGATAATCAGCTGCCCATATCACGCTAGCCGTTTTGCCTGTACCCTGCTCGTTAAAGCAGAAAGCCTTGCGGTTAAGCGTTAAGAACTCAGAAGTTTGCTTTTGGTGTGCAAATGGTTTGTGCTTACCAGGCCAGTTGTAGTCCGTTAGGATGCTACTTTTTTGAGACATTCCGTTTGACTGTGTGGTCTGAGTTCCTGCTAAACGATCTGTTTTTGCTAGCGGGTTTAACCTTGAGATTACCCCTAGCACTTGTTCCCCCCTTGCTGAGAGGTTGTGCATGATCGACGTCTTTTCCATCACCCTTATGTACCTTTCCTTCTTTCATTAGCTCCGCACGGGCAGCGTTACGCTTGCCCCTATTTTTAATTTGTTCGGGTTTACCCTGATACTGTTCGTATTCTTTTTTATATGGTCTAGGCTTGTTCACGTATGGCATTTTGTTCCTCCTCGTAGGGATCCTTTATTTTGCCGTAAAACGGTAGAGTCAACAAGCCAGTTTGTTGCAATGCTAATTTAAACCCATCTTTTTCAAATGACCCCCTAATTTTTACTCGTACTGCTTGAGCTTCAACAACGTGCCATTTTCCATCTACCTTAACCGCTATTTCCATATCGTAGCCACCACCCAAATCTGCGTTGCAGTCTATGTAGCTTTCGCAATCTGTTTTATGGGCTTCTTCTCCAACCCCAAACTCAACCGTAAAGTTAGATGCAGGATCGTGGTACGAGTGTTTAAACTCAGGGGTTTTTACATCTAAAGGGCAGTCGTCCATCCCGTAGCATCTAGTCATTTACGTCTCTCTTTATAGTTATGGCAAGTCTTAACGGGGCACCAACCGCATAACGGACCCGCTACTGCGTTCCACACACCTGTTTCTAGGGCTGTTTCAAGCCGTTCCAAGTCAAACCGCACATGCTCAAAGTAGGCTAATTTGTGTTGCGAATTGTGTTCTTTATTAACAAACTCGTTACTAACTACAAATATCAAAGCAGACTTAAGCGTTTTAAGTTCTGGGAAATGAGCAAATACCGCACCTGCTAGTAAATCCAACTGTTTTAAGTCAGCGTACTTTGCGTTCTTACTGCTCTTGTAATCCACTAGGTAGCCTTCGTCGCCATTAACAATCAGCAAATCAGCAATACCCCGATACCACGCATCTTTATCGTAGAACCCACAAGGATTAAGTCTGCCACCTTTATTAGATATACCTAGTTCAATCTCAGTATGCTTTTCACCTGGTATGTTCTTAAGCGCATCTACTGTATCTTGAATAAACGCAAACTGAGGTGGTATGGGTGTGCCATCTTTAATATAGTCTTCAGCAGCTTTGTGTAGCTCCTTGCCATATATTGTGGCTTCGCTACCTTCGTCTTTAACATCCTTAGCTACCTTAAGATGATAATACTTCTTCGGGCATTGTTGAAATGTTTTAAGACTACTGTATGACCATGCTGGCATATTATCTTCCAAATTTTGGCATACAAGTTACATCAACAGGAACATCGGACAAGTAGCCGTTGATCTTGCGTCTAGACATAATGACTGAGGGTCTAAGTCCACTAGATTCACACTCTTGAACCGCCAAAATTACTTGACTTCGGCTCATTTGTGGAAGTTCTTTCTCTACTAATAATTTAGTATCAGGTAGTTTAGAGTTATCTACGTAAGGCGATGAGCATGCCCCTAACATACCGCACGTTAATAAAATTAGTTTTTTCATTCGTTTCTCCTCTTTGATGAATATTTAGCTTTTGAAATCTTTGCTAAGCATTGAGCACATTTCCAACGTCGGATTGGTCTATGCCTACTACCAACAATAAGCACTTGACCACCAATATCAGGCTGATAGCTAGTACAACTCGAGCAATATTTCTTCCCACCACTAAGCACCTTTTTTGTTATATCGCTTTCTAGGTTTAACTGCTGCAATTCCAAGTTCTTCTCCTTTTTCATTCGCTTCAATCATGCCGTCGGCAATTTCCCACGCTTCTTTAAACTCCCAAACACTACCTCTGCTTATGAGTCCAAGCATGGCAAAACCAGCAAACATGATACGCATATGTTCTTTATCTTGCTCAGTCATTTACTCCTACCTCTCTTAACTTATTTCGTAACCGCTGACACTCGGCTTGCATCACGTGTAACTGCTCGTTAACTATGTGTAGCTGGTGTCTTAGCATTGCTTCCGTATCCTCTTTATCTTGTAATGACACTAGCCCAGCAAAGGGTATAGGCTCTACACTTGCTCCGCTATCCACAATGTGCGGGGGCGATGCGTGTTTTCTATCTTCAGTCGTAAATGTAGTCATGTCTTAATCTCTTCAAAGTTATAAAACCATTCATCCTTAGCACTCCACTTAGCGTGGTTCTCAACGCTATATACCTCGGTAGGTATCTTGAAGTCAGGAGTCTTTAGAACTGCTGGTACTAGTGATACGTCATACCACAAGCATCTGTTGTTAGGCTGGCAGGCAAACTGCCCGTTATCTAGGCGTATAAAGTTGTACGACTTATGTTCCTCGACTCCCTCACTAAAGCTGGTATCTAAGCGATTGGCTTCAGGGCTGGCAAAGTCAATGGTGAACAGGTAGTTACCAAAGTGAAACTGTTTATCCTTGCCAAAGAACTTAACCTTCAAACCCCGTAAGTTTGACTTCTCAATCACCGCCATATCATATGATAGGCAGTCCCAGATCTGTAAATGGTCTAACGGCAACGGCTCGGCTACCTCTTTCCATACATAGGCATGGATTGGTAGCTTGTCGTACAACGCCCCGTAGTTGGTCAGCATCGACTCGATACGAAACGCTTGACCCTTGATTGCCTTGGCAGTCATCCACACACAGGGTTCTAGTTCCCCATGCCCTTTCTCGTGGTTATAAAGAAACTCTTTGCGAACAAAGCATTTAACTGGCGGGATGTTAGCGACTAGGAATGTCATTTCTCACCCGCTTCCTTTATGCCATACCATTCTTCAATGGCTCTAGCAAATAAAACAGGGAAATCCGCTTTGCCAGTAACAGATGATATTCCTTCTGCTTTACCAGACATATGTATATAGATATTGTGTATTTCCTCATCTGTTAGTGTCTTTGCTGGATGGGTGTAGAGTGGAATCTTATCCATCTGCGCTATGGTGGGTGTATGCCATGTCATAGGCTTTGCCCACTCTAGCTTGCGTTCTTCTACGTTGATGTACGCTACTGGTTCATTGTTCATTTGTTTTGTGTCTTT